CAGTGGAAGACCGAAAGGTTTATCCCTGGGGCAACGAAGGTAGTGGGAGTCCAAGTCACGGACTCGGAGGACCATCCTGGATGGAGAAAGCGCCTAAAAGACGCAGACTCGAAACAGGACATCGGAGGCGATTTCTACACTCAGAAGCTGTACTATGAGGGCTTTCCAAGCCTTCTATCGTACAGATCTGGGTTGATTAATCGCGGAAGCGACGTCTACGAACGTAGACGTGTCTTCGGCCCATTTTGGGCAGAAGATGCTCGGCGGTTGCCTAGGCCAGTGGATATTTCATCTACGGCCGCCCAGCTTGACAAGCTAGGTGCTACAGCAATCGCTAAGTGCCGTCCGACAAACTCTCATGCCAACCTTGGCGTGGCCATCGCAGAGCTGGTGCGGGAAGGTGTTCCGCAACTAGCTGTGCGAACATGGAAACGCCGTACTGATGCCATCCGCCGCGGGAGGACCCAACAGGGTCTTTCCGGTGCGGATAAGGATATCAGTAGTGACTACCTTGCCTATCAGTTCGGTTTCGCACCGTTGGGCCAAGAAATTGGCACCTTCGCTGCGGAAGTTATCCGAGCTGATGAGCTTCTCGCTCAATATGAGCGGGACGCTGGTAGGGTTGTTCGCAGGAGGTTTGAGTTTCCCACCAAAACTGAAACGAGCACATACACAACAGATTTTGGGAGTTATCCCTACCAACGTGACGTTAATCCGTCCGATGGCATAAATCCTAGTGTTACGCTCGCTCAGCAGAGGAGCCTACGGGTCGTGCGAGAAACCGTTCAAAAACGGTGGTTCGCCGGTGCCTTTACCTACGCCCTTCCTAGCTGGTATAATGCCAGCGACGAAATGGCGAGGAAGGCACTCCTGGCCAAGGAAATCCTTGGTCTCGACCTCGATGAAGAGGTCGTTTGGAACCTGGCTCCCTGGAGCTGGGCCGTTGACTGGTTCACGAATGCTGGAGATGTTATCTCCAACATTTCGAGTTACCGGGAAGATGGTCTACTAATGCGGTATGGGTACATGATGGAACATACCATCGTGAAAGAAACCTATACCCGAGAATACCCGAACGTATATACGTTTGGGAAACTCGACAGCGCCGTAACTATCGTTCTTGAAACGAAGTTGCGTCGTCGTGCTAACCCCTTTGGGTTCGGACTTACCTGGAATGGTCTTTCGACGTTCCAGCAGTCCATCCTTGCTGCGCTTGGAATTTCTAGGCGCAAATAGGGTTGTTGTAGCTTCACCTAACGCCAACGGGAGCCAACTTAGCTCCTAGGAGAGATGCCCATGTCATTCACCGATCCGATGTCCGTCACTATCAGTGCGGCTACGACCTCCCTTCCGCGCACCAGCGTGGAAGAGGATAAGTCGGAGTACACTTCCAGTGACGGTCTCATGCAGCTCATCGGTTCCCACGATTACGGGAACCGGACGCGCCGCATGCTTCGGCTCGACGTCTCGAAGCTAACCGCTGACCCGTTCAAGCCCGCCGAAAACGTGAAGGTCGGAATGTCCGTTTACACGGTATTCGATCTTCCGCCGGCTGGCTACACGAACGCCGAAGCGCTCGCCGTTTGGGTCGGGTATAACACCCTGGCCACGGCAACTTCGAACGCCGTCATCAGCAAGCTCCTGGGTGGCGAGTCCTGATCGGACTCTCCCCGAGGAGAAAACTGAGGTACCTAGCCGAGAGGCTGCGGACTCAATATGAGTACCGTTCGCTTCTTCGGTCTGTACCAGACGACGTAGCTGAAACCAATCCTGATCTCGATGCTGGAGTCTACATTCGTGGACCCCGACAGGAAGATCTGATTGATACGATGGAAGGAGAAGATGGCAATAAAGCCAAGCCCTCCTTTGGTCGTAGACGCTCCGACATTGGAAACGAACACATTATCACCAAGAAGTTGGTGGTAGTGACCGTTATCCTAGTCGACGCGTTGTTTCTTGCTGGCGATGCTCTCCTCTCAGGGCCTAATTTGTGCCCTTGATGAGAGAGTGAATTGTGCATGAGCTCACAAACAAACCACCATAGAGGCCTTTGCCTCAGAAAGATCATGAGTATGAATCACAATCCGACTGAGGCCTTTGGCCTCTCCGCAGCAGCACTGTTGGCCATGGACCTCGAAAACGAGGACCTGGTCAACCCCAGGGAAAGCGAAGACTCGCACGCATTCAAGCGTGACGTACTCTTCGTCCTCTGGAAGAACAACGTCACCGGGAACGACCTGAGAAGGCCGGTCTACGGGGACGGAGTCTGGACGCTCCTACAGTACCTCCGCAACGCGGACGTGCCGTGGAACGTCTTGGTTCTGCTACGGAACTGGGACACCCGTGTCACGATCTCGGGCTACGACTTCGTCGCGGCCTGGATCGAAAACATGGAGTTCCAAGGTTTCTAGTGGGTTCGTGCCGTCAGGGCTAGGGAAGGTCCGGCCTCCACGAAGAGTGGGGGTAGATCTGAAAAGCCTGACGTCTCTCTGGTCCTGCATGGCCAATGAATTGGCCGTGCGATGCTGCACTAGCGCCGACCTTGACATAAACACTGTCAAGGTTCGCGTCAAACACGAGGGGTTATCGTTTTTGGCGATCACCCTGGCGAGCTACGGGAAGGCCATCGAGAGATGGCTGGACCGCGGCTTCGTCGTCCCTTCGGACGCAACCGAATTTAGATTCGGGAGTCGTCTTACTGGTCTCCCCCCATTTCTGGGAGGTTTCCTTGGACGTGTGTTTGACCCTGCTAGTGGTGTGCTTCTGGATGAACCGGATCATGAAGCAATCTACGCTCTGCGGCAGCTTACGCTGTCGTTTGCGAAGATCGCCCTTCCGAGTGACCCCATCACTGGGACCACTTCCCTCGTTTCCAGCCGCAAGGCTGTTAGCGAGGAACGCGAAAGGCGAGCATTCTCCGATTACATTCAGTGTGAGTACGATGTCCGAGAAGCAGGAGCCAGGTTGTTCTCCCATGATTGGGAGGTTTTCAACCAGGTTTCCAGCTTGCTTTTCGACGATCTTTTTGCCCGGCTCAACAGTGATGTTGAGCTTGGCATGATCGTTCCGAAGCACGGACCAGGCGTCACCGCTGACCGCTTATCCAGCAATGGAAAGTGGAACCAGCGGCACTGGCCGTCTCGCCTCAGGCAATATTTCCCGCCTGAGGATTTCCTGGTGGTTAATTCCAAACCCGAAAGGGTGAGGGATCTCCATTCAGAAATGACTATCGTCGAACCCGGTTCCGAGGTACCCGTCAGGGTTATCTCGGTTCCTAAGACGCTCAAAACACCGCGGATTATCGCGATTGAGCCGGCTGCTATGCAATACGCACAGCAGTCGATCTTTCGCAGTTTCCGTGATCGGTTAGCTGAGGATGACCTCCTCTTCCCGATGTTAGGAATAGATGACCAAGAGCCTAATAGGCGAATGGCCCTCTCCGGTTCCCTTGACGGGGAACTGGCCACACTAGATCTTAGTGAGGCTTCCGATCGTGTTTCGAAGCAGCATGTAGATGTTCTTCTTGGCCGCCACTCCGCATTGCACGGGGCGGTTATGGCCAGTCGTTCATCGAAGGCTGCTGTAGATGGACACGGAGTAATTCCCTTGTCCAAATTCGCATCTATGGGTTCGGCTCTCTGTTTCCCGATGGAGGCAGCGGTCTTTTTGACCGTCATCTTCATCGCGATTCAGAAAGAGCTAAGCACACCTCTTTCCCGCGAGCTCTTGATAAAGGAGTTTCGCGGGCGGGTGCGTGTCTTTGGGGATGATATTATCGTCCCCACGGACTATGTGCTACCTGTTGTTCACGAACTCGAGAACTTCGGTTTGAGAGTTAACGTGCACAAGTCTTTCTGGACCGGAAGGTTCAGGGAGTCTTGTGGACGGGAGTACTACGACGGCACGGATGTTAGTATTGTCCGTGTCCGCGAAGTACTTCCGCAACAACGGCAGGACGCGATCGGTGTGATATCAACCGTGTCTCTGCGCAACCAAGCCTACTGGGCTGGGTTGTGGCAGACCGCGCGTTGGCTGGACCGATATCTCGAGAAACTCTTGATTGAGTTTCCGAATGTCGGACCAGACTCGCCGGTGCTTGGCAGGGAATCTGCGTTGGGATATCAATTCCAACGCCTTGACCCGAATACGCATGGCCCCTTAGTCAAGGGCTATTACGTGCGAGCCAAATCTCCATCCGATCCTTTGGACGGAGAAGGTGCCTTGCTCAAGTGTCTCATAGGCGACCCTGATGAGCCACTCCTTAACGGAGTGGACTCATTAAGAAGCCACCTATTCGACGTCGCAAGCGTCGATGATGAGCACTTGGAACGTTCTGGACGTCCCAAGCACGTCAGCATCAAGCTTGGGTGGAGGCCGCCCTACTAGTGGCGGCTGGGATTCACCAATGGTGGTGACCCGCGGGAGATGACAACGTCATCCTCCTCCACTTGGCCAGACATCAGTCCAGCCGAGTGGTGTCGCGACTTTCCGAAAGGGACTGACCCCCCCCCTCTAAGCCCAAAAAGGC